GTTAAATATAAAAATTTAAGAAGTAATTATATTAAAGGTGTTCATGGATTATGTCCACAAGGAACTCAAGCGGTTGTAGTTGCATTAACGGGTATAACTGGATTAGGTAAAATATCAGGTAATGCCGATTGGTTTTCATTTAAAGACCCATCTACTGGCGGCGGTAGAAGTAGTTTTGCTATAGCCATTGGTGGTAAGACCTATTATAATAATAAAGTGCGTATTGATTTCGATACGTTTGTAGCCGATTCAACACAATGGCAAATTGGGGATATTTTGGTAAATGGTTATGAAGCCAAAGACTATGGTCATATTCAAGTTTGGACAGGATTTAAATGGGTAAGTGATTTTTCACAGAATAGAATTCATACCAGTGGGTGTCTAAAATCTTCAGCAGCATTATGGAGATTAAATGATAATGGTATAGCTGCCGTAGAATCCGTTAAAACCAAACCAGCATAAAATGTCAGTAATACCACCAAATAATAATACAACATTAATAATTGATGATTTTATTAATTACGCAACCGCACATTTATCTACTGTTACTGGGATAGTTAATACAATTTCATTATACCCACCACTGGGAACGCCGGCACCAGGAGTATTACCTTGGTCGGGATATCAAGTTCAACCGGCAACTGCAGGTGGTGGAGCATTAGGAGTTGCTCCACAAGAAATAGTATTTAATGAAGCTCAACAATTTGCTTCCGATACCGCGACACTTCAAGGAAATGATATAAATGAAGCAACTGCGGCGGGATTTGAAGTAACATTCGAAGCACCACCACCTCCAACTATTGAAATAGAGCAAGTAGAATACCAACTATTAGAAGAAGCGAAGAACGAACCAGACCCACCATTATCCGAAGAAGATAAACCAAAAAATGATGTTCCACCTCAACCAAACTATAAAACTAATGTTAAAGTACCAAATGAATTGGTTGCGGCTATGATAAAATATAAAATTTGTACTACTAACATAGAAAGAGCACACTTTTTGGCACAATGTGAACATGAATCGGGTGGATTTAGATACAAACAAGAAATATGGGGACCAACAGCTGCTCAATCAGGATATGAAGGTAGGGATGATTTGGGAAATTTGCAAAAAGGTGATGGATATAAATTTAGAGGTAGAGGGTATATTCAATTAACGGGTAGAGCAAATTATAGAAAGTTTGGGCGTATTGCTGGGGCCGATTTTGAAGGAAACCCAGATAGTGTTGCAACGCAATATTTTGCAGATACGGCGTGTATGTTTTGGAAAACTAACAGCTTAGTAAACCGTTGTAAGGATAGCACTACAACAAGTATTAAATTGGTTACTAAAAAAATAAATGGTGGATACAATGGATTAGATGATAGAATAAAAAAATTCACAAAATATTGGACAGAATTACAAAAAGACCCTACACTTTGGAGCTAATTATTAAAATAATCAATTCAAATATTTATAAACATAACAAATAATAAAGTATGGATACGGACAAACTATTAAAAGCTATTCAGATTCTTATTAAAGAGGAGCTTAAAGAGCAATTGCCTGCATTAATTAAGGAAACTGTAAGAGCTGAAGTAAAAAAACTAATAGCAGAAGGAAAACAAACTGCTAAACCACAGCCAATTGGATTATCAATGGCTAAAGCTATTTTAGAAGATGATACTATTATAGAATCAGTTAAAGAAAAAGTAGAACAAAAAAAATTTAGTAAAAACCCAATGATTAACCAAATTCTAAACGAAACTAGAGGTGGTATCCCACAAGGTGATGGTGGGTTTAGAACAATGAATTTTGGACAAGGTGATATGGGTTCAATTGTAGGTAAAACTGCATTGGCTGAAAAAATGGGATATGGTGATATGACAAAAGGACCTTCTCCAACTGGATTGGGTGTAAATACCGGAGTAGCTGAAATAGATAAAGCTTTGAATAGAGATTATTCGGAACTTGTAAAAAGATTTAAAAAATAATAATGGCAGTAATACTTGGTAAAAAGTTAGTAATCGATTCAAAGCAGTTTGAAGACTATGCAATAGGTATAACATTACCTATTCAAATAGGAAACACTGCGTTTAATCAAAGTTTTATAACTGCTGACCAGGTTAAAAGTAATATTAAAAATTTATTACTTACAAAACGATTTGAAAGATTAATGCAGCCTGAATTTGGGAGTGGTATTCAAGAATTATTATTTAATATGAATGATGAAATGTTTGCTGATAACTTAGAAAATACTATCGTTGATACACTTTCTAAATGGTTACCATATGTAAATGTGGAAACTATTAATATTCAGCAATCAAACGAATTTAAAGATAATAATAAGGTTGAAGTATCAGTTTCATTTAGAGTATCAGATACACAGGTATTAGATACGGTAACTTTTAATGTACAAACATAATGGCTATAACAACAATAAATAAGAATTTTAAAAATAAAGGAAAGGATATAAAATATCTTAATAAAGACTTTGCAGCATTTAGAGCAAATCTTATTGATTTTACAAAAAATTATTTTCCAAAGACCTATGGTGATTTTAACGAATCATCTCCTGGTATGCTTTTCATTGAAATGGCATCGTATGTAGGTGATGTTTTAGCATATTATACCGATGATACATTGAAAGAATCTTTAATGCCTTACGCGGAAGATATTCAAAGTATTATAGCTCTTGCACAATATTTAGGTTATAAACCAAAAATCACATCTCCGGCAGTAACAACATTATCGGTTTATCAATTAGTACCATCTATTGGGATTAGTGTTAGTAATAGACCAGATGATACTTTTTACTTAAAAGTAAGAGAAGGGATGATTGTAGCAAACCAAGCGGGTACCGTTCAATTTATAACAACTGATATGGTGGATTTTTCAAATGAAATTGATAGAGAGACAACCATATATCAAAGAGATGTACTTACAGGTGAGCCTACATTTTATTTAATAAAAAAATATGTACAAGCAATATCAGCCGTACAAAATCAAAAAGAAGTAACCTTTGGAACTTATGAAAATTTTAGAACAATTGATTTGCCAGAAACAAATGTGATTGAGATATATGATTGCAGAGATTCTAATAATAATAAATGGTATGAAGTACCGTATTTAGGACAAGAAATGATATTCATTGATTATCCAAATACCGAAGCTAACGATTCAGACCTATATCAGTTTAAATCAACTGTACCATATGTTTTAAAAACAATAAAAACACCAAAACGATTTACAACTAGAGTAAACCAAGATAGTACAATAACAATTGAATTTGGTGCAGGAGACCCAACAGCATCCGATGAACAATTAATTCCAAATCTTAAAAACGTAGGATTGGGATTACCAAATTCTATTAAAAGATTGGATGAATCATTTGACCCAACTAATTTTTTAAAAACAAAAACGTATGGTACTTCTCCATCTAATACAACAATGACTGTAAAATATTATACAGGTGGAGGTATTAGTTCAAACGTTGCAGCAGGAGAATTAACAAGAATTAATGGGGTTGAATTTGAAGAAAGTTTAAGTTCTTTTACAAGGGCCCAACTTTCACTTTATAATTCTGCAAAAAATTCATTAGCAGTTGATAACGATGTACCTGCGGTTGGTGGTAGAGGTGGTGAAACTTTAGAAGAAATTAGACAAAATGCATTAGCAAATTTTGGAGCTCAAAATAGAGCAGTAACTGCAAAAGATTATCAAATCCGAGTATTATCAATGCCATCAAAATATGGAGCTATAGCAAAAGCATATGCTGTTGCGGATGGAACATTAGATAACAACTCACCTTCTTCCATATTAGCATCACCAAACAATTTACAAGAATTTACTGATTTAGTATTAGATTTTGTAAACAAACCAGATGATTTAGAACCAACTGAGCAAGATATAAAACAACAAATTACTAGCTTTTTAATTGGTAAAACTTCAAACGAAAATGAAAAAAATAATCCGTTTGCTATTAACTTGTATTTATTAGGATATGATATAAATGGTAATTTGACAAATTTAAATAGAGCGGTAAAAGAAAATCTTAAAACATATATTAACGAATACCGAATGTTAACGGATGGTATAAATATGAATGATGGATTTGTAATTAATATTGGTTTAGAATTTGAAATTATAACATATCCAAATTATAATAAAAATGAAATATTAACAAAATGTATAAACGAAGTAAAAGATTTCTTTAGTATAGATAATTGGCAGTTTAATCAAACTATTAATTTAAATGAAATTGAATTGTTACTGGCAAATGTAGAAGGGGTTTCATCTGTTCCATCTGTGAAAGTTACAAATAAGTGTGGTGGTAGATATTCACCAAATTCGTATAATATCGAAGCGGCAACTAAAGATAAAATTGTATATCCATCATTAGACCCTTCAGTTTTTGAAATTAAGTTTCCTAGTGGGGACATAAAAGGCAGAGTAAGATAATGGCATACTATTTATTAACAGCATCAAAAGATGCAACGGTCTATCTTCAACAACCAAACCAAAATACAGGTTTGGATGAGATATTAGAAATAAGCAAATTATATTATGGTAATGTAAAAGATATATCTCATGCATTGCTAAAATTTGAATTAGGCTATATATCGGCATCGATATCTAATAGTACAATACAATTAGATGAAGCAACCCTTATTTTAAAAGAAACAAAAACAGAAGAAATTCCGTTAGAATATACAATTTTTGCAAACCCAATATCAGGAAGTTGGGAAATGGGTATCGGTACTCGATTTGATAATATATCAACACAGGGTGTAACTTGGAATTATAGAGAAGGGGATTCTAAGTTAGATTGGTTAGAAAATAATTTTAATTCATTCACATCAGCAAGCCAAAATAATGGTGGAGGCGGTACTTGGTGGACCCAATACGAAGCATCACAATCATTTAGCTATCAAACTGCCGATATTGATATGAATGTAAAATCTTTATTAAAAAGTTGGATGAGTGGTTCTATACCCAACGATGGTATTATATTAAGACACGCATTTAATAAAGAAGTTGATACGCAAGATTATGGTGCAATAAAATTATTTAGTAAAGAAACAAATACTATATATCAACCAAAAATTAGAATAGGTTGGGATGACCAATCATTTATAACTGGTTCATTAATTCCATTAGTAGCGGAAGATATTAAAGTTGGAGTTACTAATTTAAAAACAGAAATAAAAGTAGGAACTACTCCTAAAATTAGAATATTTGGTAGAGAATTATATCCTGTAAAAACATTTGTCAATTCATTCGCATACAATACTTCTAAATATCTTCCAACAACTTCGTATTATCAAATAAAAGATGCTCAATCAAATGATATTATAATTCCTTTTTCTAATTTTTCTAAAATTAGTTGTGATTCAAACGGAAATTATATAAATTTAAATCTTTCAAATTGGGAAGCGGATAGAACATATAAAATAGAATTTAAAGTAACTATTGATGGTAATACTCAATATTTTGATAATGATATAACATTTAGAATTGTAAAAAATTAAAATGGCAAAAACAGGATTACAAAATGAAACATTAATAAGTGAACTTTTAATAAGTGGTTCTAGTTCACCTATCATTTCTAGAAATGAATTTGGTGTGTACTCATTTGTCCAAGAGAATAGGACTGATGGTGTTATATCTGGACAATTAACAAGACCAAAGTATAATGAAACTGAGTTAGTAAAATCCGTTGATACTGTAATATTTGAATTACTTCCACCAGAAGCGCCTCCATTTGATGATAGAGTTCCAAGACCAATATATAACGAAGTAACTCAATCTGTAATTGATTTGACAGAGCAGGTTATAGACCTTACTACTTTGGTTTTTGAATTAAGAGCTAAAGTACAAGATGTAGAAATAGTATCTGAGAGTTTAAGAGTTGATGTAGATTTACAAAATTTAAATGTAGCAGCATCACAAAATCAGACTCAACAGATAACAACAAAAATTACAAGCACAATAACCGAATTACAAAACTCTATACAAAAAGGAGTAGCGGAAGCAATCCAAAGAGTTTCTTTATTTGCAAGAAATCAAGCATTAGAACAAGAATTAACTATATTGAGAGATACTCTTTTTGGTAAAGAAGCTAAAATAGCGGAGGGAGCTAGTGTAACGGATGATTTTTCAGCAAAAGTTTTATCAAAACCTGACACAAAATATAATGATTTAACATATCGAGCACAAGCTAGAGCAGATGGTAATGGTAGCTTTATAAATGGTCCTGATATTAAATTACAAAACTTTACAAAAGATAAAGTTACGGTGGTATTTAAGTTTGGAGGAGATACCGCAAGAGCATTTGCTAAAATACCAGATTTGGTTTTAGCGGCAGGTGAAGAAAAGGTGATAAAACCTACAACAATTGCAAAAGAAGTAGATGGTTTCAAACCTAGCGCGGGTGGTACGAGTAGAGATAGGGAATACACTGGTAATCTCTTAATAACATCACCAAAAGGAAGCATAACATTCACCACTTCTATACAAAAAATGAGAGGAAGTAAATTTGAACCATAATAGGTAAGATAAACATATATAAAAATGGCGATAAAAACGTTTAAAGATATTATAAACAATAAAGGGTACAGAGTTAGTTCAGATGATAGAAAAATATTTGAAGAAGGAAATCTGCAATCATTTTTTGGACTGGGTGATTCTGATGCAATTGAATTTATTGTATATGATTCAAATGATAATCAGTTGCCACAAAAAGCTGTAAATGGGAAAACCGTTAGATATGTACCATTGACAAGTAGTAACATAAGTGACTATATTTTAATAGCAGAAGGTACGGTTCTTCAAAAATTTCAATTTCCAAATGAATATTTTATAGATGCGGAAAGATTACTAAGGGAAGCTGGATATGATAATGGTATTTTTAAAACACAAGTTACACTAATTAATAAAAGAGTTGGTTCTGATTCGGAAGAAGATAAATTATGGATTTCTGAAATATCACCATCTAGAACGGAAGTAAGATTATTTCCTATTAAAAATGCAAAAGTAAAATATCCAGAATTAGAAGAAAGATTCGCATTATTTGTATCTAATAAAGACTTTAGAGATGATACGATAATTGAGGCTTTCAAAGTGATTGAACAAATAGATTCAAATGTAATTGGTACATATTTAAAAACAAAATATGGTGAAAATTGGATTAGTAAAATGAGTGGCGAATTTAAAATAAAAAACTTTGATGAATTTACTAATAGAATTAATACAAAATTTAGAGAAGCCGCATCTTATGAACTCACTAATAGAATATCCGATATCAATGATGTAAATTACGGTAAACGTAAACAAACAAAAACTCCACTAACTTTATCATCCAATACTATTGTAGAAATGTGTCAGAGATTAATTACAAATGTAATTAATTTTTATTTACCAAAACAAGATTTAATATCCACTGCAGAATTTGATGAGGGAATAGATGAAAGTTTTGATGAAGTTGGGCAAATATTACAAACTAAAGAAAGTGATTTAGTAGTAGATACTTCGGATCCTGTTTTAAATAGAAAGAAAACAAAAACATTTGTAGAAAGTACTAAAGAATTAGAATTAAAAAAGATAATAGCAAAAGAAAAACCGTTTCCAACAAAAGGAACACTTCTTTCAGAATTTTGTGAAGGGTTTGATTTATTTGGTAAATATGCAGATGGTAATGGTGGGGAATATACGGCCTTAATCATAGCCAATTCGACACAATGTGGATATAGTACACCTGATGGTCAAAGTGGTAGTGATGGTTCTGGTGGCGGTTCTGGTGGCGGAGGAGGCGGCAGTGAACCCGAAGGTGGTGGGTTCACTAATCCAGATGGTCCTAGAAACGGTCCTGTTGCCGATGGAGGACAAGGTAAAGCACAAAAATAAAATATAAACAAATACAATTGTATAATAGATGATAGCAGTAGAAGAAATATTAAGCGATGACGGTTTAGGTGGTGGTGGAACTGGCGGCGGCGGTGGTGGAACTGGCGGCGGCGGTGGAACTCCTCCTGTTATAGTCTATATTACCGATAAACCAAATACACCTTTAAGCAATTTCTCAGGAAAATTACAAATAAATTGTGTACTTGGTGATATTGTTTCGAAAACATATTCTGGTGAAAAAATACAAGCATCAATTTATATAAATGAGCAACCATCCGGATTAGTAAGCCCAAGTGAACTTAAATTATCTGCAAGAGATATTTTTACTAATGGAGATTATATCATTAAAGTAGTTGGAAATGGTTACCAAAACAGTACTGAAAAATACGTTATAACATTAGTACCAAACCCGGAGTATGCTGATAACTCAACATATAGGGCAATTCCTTTTTCGGAAGAAGGAAAAACAAATAATTTAAAAATTATAGGATTATCTAAATTTGAATTTTTACCAACAATAAATGAAAACGATCCAGATTATGGAAATACTAATTTTTATCAATTTAAAACAATACATTATATAAATGATATTCTGCAAACGGAAACGATTTCAGTTCCGGACGAGTTTACATTTATTTTACAAAAAGGTGGCACTTCGGATGATGATAATTTAGGCAATATACAAACATTGACGGTTTCGTTAACTGGCGTAGATAATAGTGCCGAATTACTTATTGATAATGTAGATGGAAATGAAGAAGTAGTTAAACTTAAATCAGGCATCAATACCATAACAACATTGTTAGGTAAAATTGTTACAATACAAAGTGATAAACCAGCCAAAGTTCGTATAGGAAAACAAACTATATCGAGAATAACAAAAATATCAGTATCAGCCGATGGTTATACAAGTCAAACTTTATTAGCAGTAACCGATACGGAATCAGTTAAAACTAAGATAACAATCGATAAAGCATATTTAGTTGATATTGAAACGGAAACTATATCAGCAATATCAACGGATGTAGCCTCTATAAGTTTTGTCAATCCGGATGTAAACAGAAAACATAATATAAATTCTGGAATTGATACGTTAATCGGAATTTATAAAAATACGTTTACGAGTGGAGTAAGAGTTAAGTTTGCAAACGAAGAAATTACATATTCAGAATTAGAGAACGGTGAATCTGCACTAATTGCTATACCACAAAACAAATTAGGAATAGTAGGTAACTACAGAATAATTATAATACCATTTACCAGTGATGGTAACGATGGAGAACCAATTGAATTGATATTAAATGTAGTATCTGAAACTTATGTTGGTGTACCGGATATTAGAAATATAAATTACCCAACATTAATAAAGGGTCCAGATTATGTAGGTACAAATGTAAATTTTAAAATTAGTTATGAATCAGTAAGTACTGATTATGTAAGAATATCTGTATTAGGAAGTTCTCAACACACACAAGCTACAGCTGCAGGAAATGTAACATTAAATTATCAACAATTACTTAATTCGTCTGGCGCACAATATACCGAAAGTGATGGTTTAATATCATTGATATTAAAATTAGTACCATACAATGAACAAGGAAACGAAGTTGTTGTTGGTAAAGAAGAATTTATTACAATACAATTTGATAAAAGTGAATTAACAATACCAAGAAATGTAGTAATTAATAGATTACTCGATGGGTTTATATCACAATTAAATACCGCATCTTTAGTAGATGAGTCATCTAAATATTTAAATCACTTATTACATTTACCAAACGATAATAAATTAATTACAACTTGGTTGGGTAGTGAGGGTTCTTTGATTTTAAAATTATATGAGCCATTATCAACTGCAATTCAACCAAACCAACAGGTATGGATTTCTAAATTACAGTCAGACCCAATTATAGAAACAATAAACATATCTGGTGAAAATGCAAGTTTTTGTCCTCCATTAAAAGGTCCTAATTTTTCATTAGAAGAAAATAATGGAGTTGCTTACCAAATATTAGATGATTTAATTGCAAGTGGTTCAATAACTTCAAATGATATAGTTAACAATTATTTAGAAGGAACAAATGTTAATACTACTAAATTAAATTTACAATATGTAAGCGGGTCAGATTATACGTTTAAAGCCTTTTCACACTTTGGTTCGGCAGAAGAAAGAGCGGCTAATTTCTTTTACAAAGTAAAATTATTAGAAACTTACAAAGCAAAGTATGAGGCATTAATAGCAACAACGTTTATCCCACCGTATGATGGTTACAATGGTGGTATTTTAACAGAAAACGGATTTCAAGTAATAACTGAAGATGGTCTATTTGATGTTCAATGGGAAATTGCACAATCAAGTGGTGTAAACCAAGCTGGCGAAGCTAAAAAAGTATTAAATACAATAAATGGTATTTTAAGAAATTTTGATGGATTTGAAAACTTTTTATATAAATCAAATAACAATTTAGCATATCCAAAAGTATTATATGTACATCCAATTACAGGATTAGGAACACTTATTTTAAGAGATACAACGCACGCAAGTGTTACCGCATGGTATAACGCATTAATTGATGAAGGGGCAAATTATGATAAATACAATCCCAATTATTTAGTAAATAATATACCTGAATTTATTAGAGAAGATTATAATAATAATGATTTTATAGTTTTCTTAGATATGATTGGTCAACACTTTGATATTGTATGGGCATATGTTAAAGCATTAGATAATAATAAAGTATTAGAACATAAACAAATTAGTGGTTTATCAAATACATTGGTTTCTCAAATGCTTCAATCATTTGGTTGGAATCCTAAAAACGCTTTTAATTCACCGTTCTTATGGGAATACGCATTTGGTAAAACAAAAGATGGATTCCAAAAATATGGAATGCCATTATCTGAAGCTAATGATGAAGTTTGGAGAAGGATATTAAACAACTTACCTTATTTGTTAAAACACAAAGGTACTGCGAGAGCTATGAAAGCTATTATGGCGTGTTATGGTGTTCCACAATCTATGTTAACAATAATGGAATTTGGAGGACCGCAAGACCCAACACAAGGTGGTACTAGTAAATTTACTTTTGATGATAGAACTGCTGCATTTTATTTAAAAGGAGATTTAAATGGAAATGGTAGTTCGAATATTAAAGTTCCGTGGCATGAAATAAATAATGTTGATTATCCTAATTGTATTGAATTTAGAATATTACCAAATGAATTACCATCACCAATTTATACTTTAATAAGTGGTAGTGAGTGGACTTTAGATTTAGTACAAACTACTGGTTCTTTTGGTAAATTAGAATTAAACTTTGGTGGAGATATTTCAAATAGTACATACTTTGCAGAACCTTTTGCAAGTGGTTCTCCAGTGGTAACAACAGTTTATATAACACCCGAATCGAGTGGTGTTTACGCATTTGGTCCTGATTTAAAAACTGGAAGTTTAGATTTCCCTATTTCAACAGAACATTATTCGCAAGTTGTAATTAATAGACATAATAGTCCTGATTCTTCTTCTTGGTTTGAGGTATGGTGGGGAACGAGTGATGGACAGAGAATTATAACATCAGTTAGTATGTCCATACAAACGGATGATACACAATGGGAAACCGGTTCTTATTTACAAATTGGTGGTAATGGGTTTCAAGGAAATTTGGATGAAGTAAGATTATGGAAAGTTCCTTTACAAAGAAGTAAGTTTGAAAATCATACATTATTTCCAGATGCAATTAATGGAAACTCATATACAGCATCAACATCGGATTTAGTATTCAGATTAGATTTTGAAAAACCAAAAGATAGAATTTTAGACCCGTATATTAAAAACGTTTCAATTAGTGAAATATATGGAGAAGGTTCTGCAACTGCAAGTAATATGTATTCTGCGGCAACATATCCATATCAATATATTCCATATGATAGAACTGTAACGGCTAATGTTCCATCTTTAGGATTTAATTATTCT